TGTGTTCGGATACATCGAATCAAAATCTTGTTTAAGTGGTTCATCGGCCATGATTGCAGTTGGTTTATACATTTCAACCAAATCATTGGCCTCTGCACACTTCCAAGTATGAATGAAAACATCCACATCATAGTGATCTAGAAGATTCTTCTTGTGATATTCAAATCCTTTTTCGAAACTTCTAGCCTGGCCAGAAAGACACAAAGCTATTTTCATTTTAACCACCTATCATTTTCTAATGTCCAGTTTACCACTTGTTCAATTCTTTCACTCAGAGAAATTTTTGGTTCCCAACCTAAAGATTTCATATACTCACCACTCAAAGAATATCTTAGGTCATGGCCAGGTCTTGCTGAATGAAAATCATTCATCTCATAGTGCAATTTCTTATTTTGAACTTTGGCGATCAATTGAGCTAGTGTTAGGTTATCAATTTCTTCTTTACCAACAAGATTGAATTTAGGACACTTTGCACCACCATAATCGTTTTCAAATGGTCCTTTTAGATTTAAAATATGAAGTAGTCCATCAGCAACATCTTTTGCGTGAATGTAATGTCTAGATCCTGCTTTTGTTTTTGTTGGATCAGAATGTATCATAATTGTTTCTTCACCACGAACCCTACGAATACACAAAGGAATAAACTTTTCAGGATGTTGACGCTCACCAAATACATTCATCGTATGTGTAATATAAATTGGCATCTTGTAAGTATTTTCAAATGCAACACAAATTTCTTCTGCTGCGGCTTTAGATGCGGAATATGGATTCGTTGAATTATAACGATCTCTTTCACCATAATAAACGCCTTCAGGCGCAGGACCAAAAACTTCATCTGTTGAGAAGTAAACAAATCTTTCCAAATTTCGAAGATTTCTGGCATAATTTAGGATGTTTGTTGTGCCTACAACATTGTCCATAACAAATTCCATAGGATATTCAATTGAACGATCAACATGAGAACCTGCGGCCAAATGTAGGACGATATTAACATCACCCAATAGAGTAACAATTTGTGAATTCAATTCTGCTCTCAAATCGTGAAATACAACCTTTACACGACTACTCTTTTCTGGAGGCATAACTGATACCACTTCATGTAAACGATTTAGATTTCCAGAAAAATCTAATCTATCAAGAGATACGATTTCGCAATCAGTTTTTTCTAACAACACTTCAATCAAATGATGAGCAATAAAACCAGCACCACCAGTTACCAATACTTTTTTAGCCATATTTCACCTCAATAATATTTCTCCAAGCAGGAACTCTATCATACTGATGCACGATGTAATAAGGTTCACCAGTCGATGTTGTAATTTTACCATCTTTGAGTATCGGTCTTGCTTCAAGAAGTTTAGGTTCAAAGTCGGCCATTTTTGATGGGTCTGCTGTTGTGCCTAACTGACATGCCCAACCATCTTCTGATTTGGCATATTTGCAAGTATCAGTATATGGATGTTGTGAGATCATAAAGTTAAATGTTGATTGATCACAGATTGGTATTGGTCGATTGGTACAACTTGTAAAGATGTTGATTGCAAGGTCTCGCATGGCATCACCACGACCTGCGAGAACACCTACGTTATAGATTTCATTTTCTTTAAAGATATTATGAACGTATGGTCCATAAGTTTCAAGTAGATTCTGATTGCCCCACGGTTCATCTTTGTATTTCATACTCTCTGATGAAAAGATGAGATTGTTTGTGTTGCAATGTTCTTCAAGATACTCAACAGGATTTCTTTGAAACACCACATCTTTCACATCGGTCGTAATGACAAATCGATATGGGCCATTGTTACGAATGTAATCGTAGATGTGTATGAATCTCTCAGTATGAACAGGCATGTTTGATGAATAGACCAAATTGCCTTCTTCATCTTGTTTGAAACCTACAACTTTGAAACCTGCTTGAGTGACTTTGAGAACCGTGTCTTTGTCGCAGTTCATGAGAATCAGAACTTTATCACCTTCAAAGCCTGACTTATTGATAGAGTTGACCCAATACTTAAGTTTAGGCCAATCGTAGTTCGTGCTACATCCTATAATCAAATCTTTCATTATAAACTCCAGTTGTTTATTTTATATATTCTTTAAATTTCTTCAGGTTTTGTCCAGGTGTTCCTTTGATATACTTTGCAACAAGTTCTGGTCTTCCCCATTCACCAGCACCTGCCTTTGAAACAAACTCTTGTTCTTCACTCACACTTTTATGTAGTTTTACACCAGTCACTTGTTGAATCAAATCACGAAACTCTTTATGTTTCTTATTTTGTATGTGTGACTGTAATTGTTTCTTTTGTTGAGGTGTTGCCTTTGAGTGAAACTTTACCAACTCAGAGAAACCTACATTACCAACATAGGCAGCTTCACCAAGGTGTTTAAAGTATTGCACACGTTGTTCTTGTTTGCGAACCCAATCTTCAGATGGTTTACCTTCACCTCGATAGTATGCAAGTGGTCGTCTTGTCTTGCGTGAAACAAAGGCCCACTTACCGTTCTTTTGAATTAACATTATCCTCTCGTTAGTGTGAGTATTTTTTGAATCTGTGTTTCGACTAAAGTTTTTCTATTTGGCCAATAAATGTATTCTTTGTCTGCCGTCTTCAAAAGTTTTGTAAAGAAAGGTAAAACCAATTTCTCTACTTGTTCTAATCTTGCTTTGTATTCTTCAGCCGTATCTGCGGTCTCAGAAATGACAGCATTGTATTCTTCTTCAGATACAGCTGAGAAACCAAAGTCGTCATCACCATACTCAGCAAGAATTTTATTTAAATCATATGCCATTATTTGTCCCATGCCTTTGCAGCAGTAAAGTTTTGAAAACTAAATTCTAATCGATCAATGAGTTTCAATGCATCACCAGAAAGACGATCAACTGCCACGAAGCCCTCTGGATTTGTAATCTTAAATCCATTGTCTGTGCGAATGAATGTACCTGTGACTTGTTTCATCTCTTGTAGTTTATTAACAACCATAATCTTTGCATCAACAATCAGATTCATTAGATCAAAAATGTTCTTTAGTTGAGTAGAGTTTGTTCTATAGAATCGCATCACTTCATTTTTTTCTTGCAATCGTTTTTGTTTTGTCTGTTCTTGTTTTGCATCAAGAATTGCTTTGTTCATCTTGGTTTCAATGTAACGAATCAATTCATTCACATGTGCAGTTGTGTTTGTAATCTTTTGACCTTCACGAACTTTTGTGTTGTTGAATGTTTTGATTTGTGTATTGTATACATCAGAGGCAGCAATCTTATTTAATGTAAGAGGACTGATCGTTTGAAACATACGACCTGCCGCAGAAAGAATGGCTGTTATCTCTGATGTTTCTTTCTGTGTGAATGTGGCAGTACCAGATGCATCAACAAACGAAGCATCACGATACCATACGTCTTTAGTTCGACTTAGATGACCAATGTCGATGTTGAATGAGGCTCGCATATCTTCAAGTTTGTTGCCTGAGTATGAAGTGTGAAAGACAATACCCATCTGTGCAGCCGAGATAGAACGTGCAAGTGGTGAACCTACAGGCACCGCATAGACAATTGTGTTTGGTTGAAATGTGATGTATCGTTCACCATCAATTACCTCTGTCTTTAGATCACTCTTGGTGAACATCATGTCACCTTGCAGAACACCTTTGATGCCAAGTTTAGGTAAAAAAGCCAATGCAATCTTCAACTTCTCATTCAGACCTGGGTTTGGATGATTTCGATCAATGTCATCGTTTGTGTAATTCAGTTTTGGATTCTTTGCAAACACACCTTTCGTACCAACAAAGAACTTTTTGTTCTCAGGATTGACACCTGCAAAAACTGCTGGCGCACCGTCCCATTTTGTTGTGACATTGACTTTCGATTGAGATTTGCCTGCAAGCATATCTCTAAGTGCCTGTAGAAAGTTGATTGATTCTCTTGCACCACGAACACCACGATTGAGGACATTATCCTCGAGGTGTTCTAAATGAAGGTTCTTGCCTTCTTTGGCCTCGTTTAAAAATTCTGTGAAATTCATTTTGCGATTACAAACCTTCCAGAGTTTTCTGTTCTTGATGTAACATATTCAAACATGATACGAATAAAATCATCAATTTCAGCTTTTGAAGATTTATCTGTTCTCGAAAACCAATCTTTGATTATTGGCATAACTTTATTGATAATATTTACCGCACTTATTTCACCTCTTTTATGATCAAACCTTTTTGAATCCATCGACTTCTTTAATTTTTCTATTGGTTCCATTTCTTTATAATATTTTTTCTCACCTTCTTCATATGCTTTAAGTAATTTTGTCGCTGTTGGTTTATCAACAAAACCTAAAAGTTCACAAAAAATCTTCATTGATCCAATAGAACCTCCACGAGCTTCTGCTCCACCACCAATAAATTCAATAACAAACCTTTTAGCAGAAGGATCATGGCGAAGTTTGATTTCACCTTTATTATTCAAAAATATTCTAATGTCTCTTGTCTCACCTTTTTTAGGAAATTCAACTGGTTTGTATGGTTTCCAATCAGATAAAGATTCAAATGAAATTTTACTCAGATATTTCAGTTCATCTTCTCTACTAAAATTTACTTTTACCAATTCAACAGTAGATGTTGTTTTTTTAAGAGATAGTGGTAATAAATCTCCACTATCAATTAATTCAGCTGTCAATAAATTTAGATGTGTGAAATTATAAGAACCTGGTTTTGCATTTTTCAAATCCTCAACAATTGCATCATGGGCTTTTTTACTTGCCAAGTAAATATCAGCTGGACTCCACTTGTTGATATTTCCAAAAGAAGCTTGTCTTTTTTTAGTGATTGGTGCTTTGTTAGCAATTGTGAATAATTTTTGAATGTTGCCCATAATTGCCTCATCACCTCTAAAATAATAAAGATTTTGATAACCTTTCATTTTGATTTTATAATTTTTGTCTATACTCAGAATATCGTCAATCAATTTTTTAGCAATCAAAACAGAAGATTTATACCAATCTACATTACTAATCAAAAAAGTTTCCATGTCTTTTAGTGAAACTCCTGGAGTAGAAATTCTTTTGAAAGATTCTTCTACTAATTTTTCATTTTTAGATTTGAAATCAACATAGGTTGGGAATGTTTTCAAATCTAAAGTTTTACTATCTGTAGAACCTAAGTTATCTGCGATTGAACAGAACAAAGCTTGAGATGATTCTGCAAGTGCTGTTTTATC